ATTGTCTGTGCCACTATAAAATATTTGTCCTTCTGATTCAGTGTTATCAAGATCAGTTGCAAATGTTTTAATTTTTTTACCTCGTATAGTTTTATAATCTGTCATGATACATCAACCGATCTTGTTGTTACTGCAGATGTAAATTCTTCTGTTGCGTTTGTACCAGTTAAACCAGCACCTGATACCGTACCTCCAAATACTATTGATGCAGAATTGGGAGCAAAGCCACCACTACCTACATATTTTCTACCAGTACCCAGTGCTGTGGTTGTTGCCCAATTAGTTCCATCCCAAGACTCCGTTGCTGTGTTTGATGTTTCTCCACCAAAAGCTAAAGCAGCAGCTTGAGATCCTGTTCCTCCTAAATCGCTTCTTGCAGTATTCATAGAATTTACTGCTGTCCAAGATGATCCATCATATTTTAATGTTACGGCTGTTTTAGCTGGTCCAGCAACAATTCCACCAAATCCAAGTGCAGCTGTTTGAGTACCAGCTCTACCCATACCTTGAGTTGCTGTAGGTAAAGCTCCACCGTCTGTCCAACTTGAACCATTATATTCTTCTGTTCCAGTTGTTATGCTTCCTGTATTACCTCCAAATGCAACTGTAGCTGTTTGTGTTCCAGCACCTACAATAGCTCGTTTAGCAGTTCCTAAATTTCCTCCAGCTGTCCAACTTGAACCATCATATTCTTCTGTGTTATTATGCTTACCTGGACTTGATTCTCCACCAAAAGCAAGTCCACTAGTTTGATATCCAGAACCACCTACTTCATATCTTGCTGTACCTAAATTATTACCTTCTGTCCAACTTGATCCATCGTATTCTTCACTATGATTTAATCCTGTATTAGTTTGATAACCACCAGCTGCTAAAGCAGCAGTTTGAGTGCCTGAAGATGACATACCCCATCTTGCATTGTTTAAATTTCCACCACTAGCCCATGCTTGTATAAGTGGTGTAACTTTAATAACTTGAGTAGCACTATTATACCAAATTTGTCCTTCTTTAGTATTAGCAGGATCGCTGTCTACTTTTTTTATGCTGTAACCTTTTACTTCTCTGTAAGTTGCCATACTATTCTCCTATTAATCATTCTTGAATAGCCAACCTTGTGTTGAATCTGTAAATACTAAAGTAAAGGCAGCTCTTTCTGTTGATACTGTTAAATCATCTGTAGATCCAAATATTTTTTCTGAACCGTTAGCTGTCACTGTTAATGCGTTTGAGTCAAAAGTTCCAGCGTAATCTACGATAGATATTTCATCACCAATAGTTCCTGCTGGAAGTGTAATTGTAAATGCAGAAGAAGTTGTATTGCAAAATATACCTTGTCCTGCTGCTGCTGTAAAATTACCTGTTTTAACTGCTTGCCAAGATGTACCTCCACCAAT